GTCGAGCCTGGAATTCCGGCGACTACTCTGGTGCAACCGACAATTTAAAAGGGGAAATTTCCGCCTTTATTATGAGATGGGTATTGAAAAATACCATGGTTCTCAATCCGCGAGCTTATACCATGATCATGGAAAGCTTTACGCAATGTCGTGTTGATTATATTAAACCAGTGTTGTCGGAGGACCCTTGGGCCGAGCATTACTCTGAATGGAAGTCTTCTGATCGTTCTATACTTCAAAAGAATGGTCAACTAATGGGACATGTTTTGTCTTTCCCCGTACTCTGTATGGCAAACTATTGTGCTTTCGTCGCATCTTATCGGCGATCACGCAAGATCCGCCCCCCTGTTTTGGTCAATGGAGATGATATTCTCTTTCATTGTACCCAATCCGAATATGATACTTGGGATCAGACTGTCCGAGATTTTGGTTTCTTTCCTTCACAAGGAAAGAACCTCTTCTCAGACAAAGTCTGCCAAATCAATTCGGTTTTATTCAAAATGTCCACTGCAAATATTGGAGACGATCAATACTTCTTACGAAGTGTTGATGCTGTACCTTATTGCAATTTTGGAATTTTGACAAACAGAGGGAAAGGACGTGGAGTTGCTAGATCAGGGTACCCAGAGGACCTTGAGGAAACTGAGCTTGCTAGAATGCCAGTCATTGGGAAGTGTATGGAGTATCTTGAATACTTACCAAATGCACAACCTTCTCGCGCACAGGATATCCTTCGAGTTAACCATCCATACCTTAATGGTTTGGGGGTTTTCGATTGGATTCATCCTGGGGATGGCTTTTACCCTAACACCTTCGATGGTGTTGGTGGTCGAAGACATGCGAGAGATGCTGGTCTAGGTTCTAGACATATATCTCAACTCAAGGGAGTCTTAGGGGAGCAATTTATTCTCAACAAATTTAATAAGTTGAAGAAGAAATCATTAGTGACCGGTGCTTACCGTGTCGAACTTCCTGCGGAACCGTACCGGATGCCGTACCGTAATCTTCCGATCTCTCAAACCCGGTTTGTTAGTGATAGTCTATTTGTTCAAGACTTCACCACAGAATGGGATGATGATGGTAACGAAATTGTCGTACCAATGGAGATCGAAATTTATGAGTCGGACGCTGAGTATTTGGCCCGCCATAGCGCTCTCACTTCTCTGCCATTAAAGTATTCAATGCTTGAGCCAGAGAGTGTTCTAGTGTATTAAGTAATGTACACTCATATCCGTGTCGAGGAGCAACGCGGACCCGTTTTAGTTCTAAAAGTTTGACTAATTAGATCGATCTTTATACACTTTAATCAATAGAGTTAACAATAGCCTCGGCTTTCTTGCGAAAGCAGGTCGAGTCATTGTTAGACCACGTGAGACAGGGATGTCTCAAGAATGTTATTAATGGAATTCCAGGGAGGCAAAGGAGCCTCAAAGAAGTCTGCCGACTTCTCCGAATCCGGGGATAACTTGATTATTGTGTTTCGATGAACC